AGCGCCATCGCCAGCCACTTGGTAATCTCGGCCCATGTGACTGAGCGTAGCTGCGATTCTGAGTTGGCCGAGATGATGGTCGTTGAGCCGATGCGCGTGGTCAACATCCAAATTGTGATCCATGAGACTAACGCCGACTTACCAATACCACGGCCAGATGAGACGGCGTGGCGTAAGGTGTTGTAGTCTAGCTTGCCCTGATTCTCTTTGATGTGATCAGCAATATGCGTCAGCACCTCACGCTGCCATTTGCGTGGGCCTTTGAAATGCTCAAGCGGTGTGCCTGGCTGACCCCAAGGAAACGCGAACATCACAAACGCCAGTGGGTTGTCCTTGATCGCTGGCGCCCACAGACGCGCCATCAGTTCCTGTTCGTCTTCAGCGCTGTATATGGTCGATTGCATTGACTTGGGCTTCTATGATGTTGGCGTCTTCGACTGTGAGGGCACGTTTGGTTGCTTCGGCCAGCGCGCCAGTGATTGATATGCGCTGATCGACTTCGACAGATATGGCCTGCTTGGCCACCCAGCCGTGTTGATGTTTGAGGATTTCTAACGCCGCCTTAGCGTCGCCGTTGAGGGCGGCTTGGTGCATGACTTTGGACAGTTCGATCTCGCCATCCGCTTTGCCCTTTTGCGCGGCGAGTTCCACCACGGGGTCAAGTTGCGTGAGCTGTCTGTATTCAATAGGCAGCATGCCTGCGGCTAACGCTAAGGCGTCGCCTTTGAGGCCCAGCTTGGCCGCGTCATATACCGCCTTCAAGCGCGACTCTGTCGCTTCGACCTTGCGCGGTGTAAATGGAATCGAATGGAACATGTGTTCTCCTGCGCGTTTGCGAGTGGTTGTGAGTTTACAACAAAAAATAATTTAGCCAAGGGGGCCATTTTTATACAAGAAAAAAAATTGTTCGTGAACGCTACGTTTTTGCTGGCCCTTTGCGCTCGGCCCTACCCCCTCCCCCTCAATGCACCTGGTCATTTTGGCCGGTTATGTGTGCCAATGTGAGTCATGGCCACAAAGCCGCGCGGCGTTTTGCAGCATGGTTTGTGAGTCATTGTGAGTCATGGTTTTGCAAGTCGCATGGCACATGTGTGAGTCATTGTGAGTCATGACTTTTTAATGACTCACAATGACTCACGCGGAAAAGTAGCAAACTTTGTGTTCTCAGTTTGTGGGTGCTTGTGGGTGCTTGTGAGCCGCTTTTCAGTCGCGGCCAAAACGGTGAACTTACACCTACCTTACAACATACATATTTTTTTTGAGTAGTTAGAAAATACAACCCACATTAACCCACAAATAGCCGCAAGGCTTATTGCATAAGGCTTTGCGCGTGAGTCATTGAGGCACGTTTTCGCTACACACACGCAACACACTTTGACTCACACTTTATGCAATTTGTGCATAACGTCAAAAAAGTATTGTGTAGCGTATATACACTATGCTAACATGCGTTACCGCATTGAAAAACGACGCGGTAAAACCTAACCTACAGTAAAGGGCAAACACCATGCAAATTGTTAACACTAAAACCGGCGTTACATATACGACGCGCACGCATTCTGAACGCGGCATTTTTGTGAGCATTGTCACACGCCGCGAAAACAATACTGAACGACTGACAAGCCGCGAGAAACACGCGACACGCACCGCCGCGTACCGTTACGCCGTGACCATGGCCAAGTCTCAAGCCGCAAGGGGTTAATTATGAGATTCGCATTCATTCCTAAAGGCCAGTACAAAATTGGCCAGATTATTCAAGTTCACGGCCGCGCTATGCGCGTTGAAAGTTTCACACATACCGGCCGCAACTTAATTGCATGCGCGTTAGATAACAGTCAATACATCGTATGTATTTGCACCGATTCACCCTCAATCATTGGAGAAACAGCATGAACTACTACAACGCCGGCCACGCTAAGGGCACTATTTGCGTGTTGCGTCAATGCGGCGGCACTTGGCACGCCTTGGCCTTACCCGTTACCGCATGGCGCGAATATAGCGGCGCCTTTTCAATCTGGAGACCTTGAACTATGTTGAAGTCTATTCACAACCCAAAATTTTCTGAATTAAGTGATTCGCAACTCAATGCCGCGTATTTAGCCGCCGAGAGTGAACGCAAACATTTAATGACTCAAAACGATAACGGCGCGAATGTTGACGCGCAACTTGATGCTATTGACGCGCGGCTATTCCTGATTGACGACGAACTGTGCGCGCGCGGCTTACCAATTCCACGTTAATTGAAAGACAAACCATGAAACACACATTATTAGATATTGCAGCCGCCGTGGCCATTGGCCTACTTTTAACCGCGGGCGCCTTGGCCTACTTTGACATTCTTTGGAGCTAAATATGTTTTATGTAACTATGACTGACAAATTTATGAGCGGTTGGGGTCACGCTCAGGGCAAAACCAACAAATTGATTATTGAGTGCAACACCGTTGACGAGGCCGAGCAAATTGAGCGCGCCGCCCGTCGCCGGTCTGAGATGAAATATGTCAACATCCGCACCCGCCGCCCGCGTTATGGCGCGCACGTTTTGGAATCTTGGAAAACTTACGCCGATATGACCGGCTGGAGGGCTTGAGCATGACTTACGAAGCCACAATGAACCGTTATAGAGAAATGGAACGCAACAACGGCGAGCCGCCCAAAGAAATTGACCGTGACCGGTTTTGGTATTTGTTGGAAGTGTTGCCGCCCGCCAAGTGGACGCGGCGCAACAGTAGTGAATCATTTATGGTCATTGAGTGCCAGACCGCCAACCTCTACACATGGTGCGCACGTATAGGCGAGCGCTACTACGAAATGATCGCGCCCAATGATTGCAATCACTTTGACATTCTCAACATTATCGCCACACACTTACCAGAGGAGACCACAAAATGAAAAAATATCAAGTTCAATATGTGCGCATTGAGCATCAAGTTTACTTTTTAGAAGTAGAGGCCGAAGACGAAGAACACGCCGAGAGTGTCGCGGCCATTGAGTTCACGGGCAGCGAAGACTACAAAGTAGTTCACGCCGAAGAATTCATTAACCAAGTTGACGAAGTAGAGGCCACACATGAAAACGTCTGAACGATTCGCCCTTGACGAATGGCTTTTTCAGTACCCCAAAGAGGCCAAGTTTGACGACGTGCTTTACTTGTTGTTAGACGATAACGACGAAACGGTAGTGCCTTGGCACTTGCCGGCCATGCCACGGCGCGAAGTCGCGCAAAGCATTTCAAACACTCAAGTTCACTTTGCAACCGTAACGGGAGAAAGATAAACCATGAAAACATTAACTTTTCTTTTTGAGTACTACTATCACACCGAAGACGAAGTTCACGCGGAATATGAAGACTTCGACGCGCCCACGCTAGCAGAAGCCATGGCCAAGTTTGCCATTGCATACCCTGACGGGCGCGTTATCAATCATTACGTGCAAGTCAACAAAGCAGGGGTGCCCGTATGAAAACTTATTTTTTGCGCTTTGCGCATGCTTTGTTTGATACCCCTTGCCGCGAATGCGGCGAAGTGCGCGTTTTGTTTTGGCATGGCCGTTGCGCGTTTTGTGACGACGACGAAGGGCGCGTTTTATGACTTATGAAGTGCAAACCCTGACTTATCCCGACACATGGGAGAACACATGGTCAGACTCATTAGACGACACGCCCGTACAGTTTGACACCTACGAAGCCGCAGCCGAAGAATTAGCGGAGTTTTTGAGCGAGTTAGCCTACGCCGTAAAGCAAGGCCATTTAGAAGACTATAACCCCGAAGACTATAGGATTAAAAAACTATGACTCATTACGACCGCACAAAAATAACGTTTCACCGCGGCAATGCGTTCACGCCTGAGGGCATTGAGGCCGAGCCGTTCGCTACGGTGACCATTAATGACATTGTAGGCCGCGAGCTAATTGAGTCTATTTGCACGCTTATGCGCGACCACGTACACGCGGCACATGCCGATTTTTGCAACATCAAAATTTCAACCGAAGACTGGGATGTATAACATGATCACTTTTGAACACCACGGCATAGCCGTAAAATGCAAGCCTGAGCGCGCCATGCAATACCGCGCGGCCATTGACAAACCGGCCAAAGCCAAAACAGTTAGCGAAAAGCGCGACTATCCGAAGTGGAATCCTACAATGACCACGGGCGACTATTTGCGCGCCTACATCAAATTGAACGACCGCCGCCGCATGATTGAATGCGGCCACGCATGCGCCAACTACGACGCCGTGCCCACAATGTACGACGGCAGCACGCCTGAAGTGCTAGAGGAACTCGACGCCGATTATGTAGCGCCGCCGCCTAAAGCGCGCAAAATCACGCCCAAGCAAGCCATTATTCAAGCCCTTGACGCCCTTAAAGCCGGCGACGTAGACACGGCTCAATGTATTCTGACGGAGGCGCTTAAATGACACACCCAGTTATTGCCGAAGCATTGGCGCCATTTAGGCCGTTGACCTACACCGAGCATTATTACGTTGACCTAGGCTACCGGCATGAGTTAGGCAAGGCCGAAGAATACGAATACAAGGCGGCCATGGCCGAAGGACAAGAGGCGCGCCGCCTTATGAATCGGGGTGCTTTGGAGGCCATGTCACGATGGTGCTACTAATCGCGGTTATACTGGCCGCGCTACTGGCCATTCTCCTTGATCTGTAGCGTTGCCACACCTCCTAAGCCCCTAGCAATAGGGGCTTTTTTTTTCACTTAACAAGCCTGACAAGTGAGGCTATTTTTGAGTCAGGCGGCGTTTGCACCATATCGCGCAGTTCTGACTTGCCACGATTAACCATGTCAGGCGCGGCGTAAATGTGCTTTTTAGTCGTATGAGCGCGCGACTTGAGTAAGCCCATGTCAACCCAGCCCGCCTCACGGAACGCATGCAGCAAGGCCGCAACGGGCAGCTTCATACCCGTTGGGGCTTGGCCAGTCAGGCGGTCACAAACTGATTGCCACGGCGCGCACATGACGCCCGACGCAAACTCACCCAAGCGGTTGCGCATCATTTCAACAAGGAACGACTCAGCGCCACTCATACCCGTTTCAACCATGATGGCCTTGGCCTCAGTCATGGGAGGGATAGCGCCGGCGTTGAACGCGGAGACGTCACGGGCGGCAAGCCACGCCGTCACGGCAGCAAACCCGCCTGACTTGTACCATGCCCACAAACGCGCAGACGCGTCAGCATCCATGCAAAGGGCGTCAGACCACAATACAAACCAACGGCGGTCATTCGATGGGATAGTGATGGCCATGCGCTCATTAGAAAACGCAACCACTTGCAAACGGTTGACGGCCTCATACGGCGCTAAACCCTTACGTTGAATTGACAAGAACTCAGGCGGGGCGGCGATCACGGGCTTAAGACTATTCTCAAGAGCGCGGCGGTCGGCGGCCTCTGGTTGCCGCAGCTCATTGATAATCAGCACCTCACACTCTAGGTGATAACCCCAAGGCGTTGACAAGTCTTTGTTGTCCAGCTTTTTGACGTTGGCAAGTGAGTCACCGCCGATTGCCCAAAAGAACGGCGCCCACATCGTGTCCTTGCCTGAGCCTGGGTGACCGCCATGCAACACGGCGTGGTTAATTTTCATGTTAGGGCGTTGCACCTTGAACGCCATAACGTCTAAAACGTGGTTGCGTTCCATGGCGTCGGGAATCATATGCTCAACATGATCAAGCCAAGGCGACGCGTCAGCACCGGCGGCCACGGCAGGGCGGGCGTCACGCCAACGGTTGCCGTACACCAAACCCTCACGGGCACAAAGGATTGTCTCGCCTGGGGCATAGGTCACGCCCACCAATGTTTTCGCGCCCTTGGCTTGGCGGTTTTCATCGAAGCAAACAGACGCCTCAATTTTGCGCTTGGCGTTGTTGATTGACTTGCAGTCAAGGTGACGGAACAAGGCGTTGAACGTGCCACGGCCAATTTCGCGGCGGTCTTGCATGTCAAAGTAAGCGTCGTCATCTTGAATGTAAGCGAAGCGCTCCCACCAACCATCCTTTTCAATGCGACCTAGTTCTTTGCGCTCAACCTCAGCGACAATGGCCGCAGCCGCGTCAGGGTACGCTTCATTGGGCGTAAGTTTAGAAAGTGCCTGATCCATTGCAAACGTCAGCAATTCCTCGCGCAGTCCAGGCGCGTGTTTCGGGCCACCTTGGTCTGACACCCATTGCAAGAACGCATTAGAGTCAAAGTCAATGCAATGGCTATGCAGGCAACGGTAGGCGCGGTTAGCGGGCATGTAGCGGCCTTCAGGGTTGCCGTCTGTATGCTCCGCATTGTTAGGGCAGATCACGCCAGCCCAGCCCTCATGGTTAGGCTTGGACAGCAGCGCACCGTGGCCAGACAGCCACGCCATCACATCGTCTGCGCCATCGTCTGACAGACGGATAGGGCGCACGCCAACAGAGTCAGCAGGCGCGGGCGTCACGTTAAAAGCCGTGCAGATTTCCTCAAGCGTAAACTCACGCTTAGGCTCAAACTCGACTAGCTTGGCAGCAAAGCTGTTGCGGCCAGGCTTTAGGTTGATCGAGCCGGGCAAGCGAAAGTTACGCACGGCGTTGACTGCGCCCTTGTCGGTGTAGCCCGCCTCGGCAATGGACTTGATGGCGGCGGCAAAATCAGCCTTTGTGGGTTGCTCAGAGAAAGCATAGCCCCATTGAAATGAACCAGGCGACGTTTCGATCTTCCACGTTGGCTCAAGCGGCGGGATGTTAGGAGCCTTCTCAGGGTCGCCCACGTCATCAAGCACCATCACAAGCACATACTCGCAATGCGCTACGCTGGCACTTGGGTAGCCGTCTTTGAAACGGTCAACAATAAAGCTGGCCGTGTTGCCGTAGATCGCCCAGTCGGGCTTAGTGCGTGCGGTAGGCAACATAGCTGGCCATGTGCATTTGATCGCGCCATCAGGAAAAAACTGCATCTGCCCGTCTTTGAGTTGGGGCTTCTGACGCACGACAAGTGCAGTCTCACCCTTTGGTGCTAAAGAAATTAAAAATTCAAGAAAGTTCATTTGCCATACCTTTTCATAGTTTCAACTTCAGCGGCCAAGGGCAAGCCATCTGCCCATGCTGGCGCTGTACACATCACACGTTTTAAATTCTCTGCCGCTT